TATCAACAACGACCTTAAATCCTCTGGGCTTGTAGTTCTTCAGATTTTCGTAGGTCTGGTAGAACCGTTCACGAACAGCAAGGTCTGTCGGGTAGAAGCTGATGTGATGTGTTTCGCCGTTGGCGGATATTTCGATATCAACCGGGGATTCGGGGGTCACGGTGTATTTCATTGTGTTCATAAAAGTTCCTCCTGAAAATGATAAAATAAACACCCCAGCAATTAAGTGGAGTGTTTAAATTATGATTACATAAGCGCAAGTATCCAAGAGATTATTGATATTATCACCCATGCGATGATGATTATTGCAATGATTCTCACATAGTTGCGTATTTCGCGGAGATAGAATTTTTCATCTTCTATCTGTCCCTGTTTAGACTTGATATTTTTGAAACAAAGAATAACAGCAGCGATTACTATCACTGCAACAACCATAAGGATAACCCACAAGGAGTTCGAATTATTGTGATTGGAGTTTGCTGATGTTGCTGCAACTGATAAAATGGTAAACATGACATTAACCCTCCAGATGTGATTTTTCTACATTATATCACACCCGGAGGATAAAGTCAAGCAGAAAATGTCACTTTACGACCCGTACAC